GATTGAAAGATGAGCGACTTGAGACAAGCGGCAGAGATGGGCTTAGAGGCTTTGGAAGCAAACTTAGGCAAATGGGCAGCAAAGACTCCAGCGGTTGAAGCACTGCGTCAGGCACTTGCCGAGCCGGGATGGGTTGGTCTGACGGGTCAGGAATTGCAAGACCTTTGTGATCGCTACCATGACGATGACATCATCACGGTAGAGAACCTTGTTTTGGCAACAGAGGCTTTACTGCGAGGGAAAAACCAATGAACGACATACGGTTGTATTGGGATAAAGGGCTAAAAACGCTGAACGGATGGTGGGGTCGGTCGTTGGTGATGATATTTGTAGCGGTGCTGGCGTGTTTGTTTGGTATGGCCTGGGAAAACAAACAAATTACTGAGGATTGTCGGTTTATGGGCGTGTTCCGCGATGGGTCACAGGCTTACAACTGCAATTTAAGGGTGCGGTAATGGACAGACTAAATTGGTGGGTGGAAACGGGAATGGCTGCCGCAGCTGCCCGTGAACTAACGTGGTTTGTAATTTTGGTGTTCGTTGCGATTGGCATTGGTATATGGGCCGACATAAGGAAAGATAAATGAAACGAGTCATCAGAACTTTGGTAGAAACATATAGGCGGCGCAGACTCTTTCAGGCCCGAATCTCCAGCGCAATAGATGCAGTGCGTCGAGCAATTCAGGTGATGCTCGGCAAATAATGATTTACAATTATTGCCAAGGAGAATCATCATGGAAGAGATCAAAAAAGAGCGCTCTGGCGCAGTCACTAAAATCCGGGCCTGCTTGAACGGTGAACCACTGACTCACGCAGATCTTAGAGAGAAGCACCCCGAGCTGTCGGACGGCCAGATCAGCATGAGCCTGGCTCACCTACGCAAGAGGGGTTTGATCGAACAAGAGAAGATTGCAAGAGTCAAAGGATTCGGGCGCAAAGAGATCTGGACCTACAAACTCAAGACCGAGGCGCAGGCATGAAAAACCTCGGTGGGCGCCCAAAAGAACTCAACGATGCCATCCTCAAGAAGGCAGAAGAGTATGTGAACGGCGCTTATGCTACCGACGAGCTTGTGCCAACTATTGTCGGGCTTGCCCTCTACATCGATAAGAGAAGGCAGACGATCTATGAGTGGGCCAAGGAAAACCCTAAGTTTTCTGACATCGTAGGAAAAGTTCTCGAGAAACAAGAGAGAGGGCTGCTTAAAGGCGGTTTAATGGGCGACTACAACGCTTCAATCAGCAAGCTGATGCTGACCAAGCACGGATACTCAGACAAGGTTGAGAGCGAGATTAGCGGCCCTGGTGGCGGTCCATTGGTTTCAGAGGTGAGATTGACCATTGTTGACCCTCAACATTGAAATCCCACGCTGGGCCGTCGATGTTCTAACTAAGCCAGCTCGATATCGCGGAGCCTTCGGTGGCCGCGGATCAGGCAAATCCCACGCATTCTCTGAATACATCATCCGAAGGTGCGTAACCAATAAAACCGACGTTGTATGCGTTCGTGAGGTCCAGAAGTCTCTGAACCAGTCGGTCAAGAAGTTGCTCGAGGAAAAGATCGAGAAGCTCCAGGTCGGGCAGCTCTTCGAGATCCAGCGGGATCAAATACTGACTCCCCGGGGTGGGAGAATCATCTTCCAAGGGATGCAGAACCACACAGCCGACTCAATCAAGTCTTTGGAAGGCTACGATATTGCCTGGGTGGAAGAGGCCCAGTCGCTCTCACAGCGCAGCCTGGACCTATTGAGACCTACGATCAGAAAGCCTGGCTCCGAGCTGCTCTTCACTTGGAACCCACGTTATGAGTCCGATCCAGTAGATCACCTATTGCGAGGGCCAAACCCGCCGCCTGATGCCTTGGTGGTCGAAGTCAACTATGAGGGCAATCCCTGGTTTCCGACGGTCCTTAAGGCCGAGATGGAGTACGACCGCGGCAGGGACATGGACAAGTATCTCCATGTCTGGAAGGGATCGTATGTCACCAACTCCCAGACGAGAGTCTTTAAGAACTGGAAAGTCGAGGAATTTGAGGCTCCGAAGGACGCGATCCACCGCCTGGGCGCTGACTGGGGCTTTGCCATAGATCCGACAGTCTTGGCACGCTGCCACATTGTTGGCCGCACCCTGTTCGTTGATTACGAGGCTTATATGGTCGGCTGCGAGATCACCGACACGCCTGCGCTGTTCTTTTCGGTCCCAGAATCGGAGAAGTGGCCAATCGTTGCAGACTCAAGCAGGCCAGAGACAATCTCTTATATGAGAGCCAATGGATTCCCAAAGATAATGAGCGCGGTCAAAGGGGCCAACTCAGTCGAGGAAGGTGTCGAGTGGCTCAAGTCTTATGACATCGTCGTGCATCCGCGGTGCATTCATACAATCGACGAGCTGACGCTTTACTCTTACAAGCAAGACCCGTTGACAGGGAAGATTCTTCCAAGACTCGAGGATCGAGAGAATCACGTTATCGATGCTTTGAGATACGCCTGCGAAGGTGTCAGACGCGCCGCAAAACCAGCCGCCGCCGTACTCAAGCCGTTGCCTGTCAAGAATAATTGGTAGACAATTCAAAAAACGTAAGGAGCTGAAATGGCCCGATTAACTAACGACCAGCGCATGGCGAATATTCACGCCGAAGCGATGGCCGAGTTCGACAGAATCCAAGAGGCAGTTCGAGACGAACGCCTTCAATGCCTGCAAGACCGTCGATTCTATTCAATCTGTGGCGCTCAGTGGGAAGGCCCACTCCGAGAGCAGTACGAGAACAAACCGAAGTTCGAGGTCAACAAGATTATGTTGGCCGTGACTCGCATCATCAACGAATACCGCAACAATAGAATCACCGTCGATTATGTTCCCCGCGACGGTCGGCCCGAATCAAAAATCGCTGACACTTGCGACAAGCTTTACCGCGCAGACGAGATGGACTCGAGCGCCGAGGAAGCATACGACAACGGATTTGAGGAAGCGGTCGGTGGTGGATTTGGAGCCTGGCGCCTTCGGACGGTCTACGAAGATGAAGAGGACGACGAGAACGAAAAGCAGCGCATCATCATCGAGCCAATCTTCGATGCCGACAGCTCAGTCTTTTTCGATCTAAACGCCAAGCGTCAGGACAAGGCCGATGCCCGTCGATGCTTTGTGCTGACAGCGCTGACTCGAGAATCTTATAAAGAGCAATATGGAGACGATCCAGCGACCTGGCCGAAAGAGATCCACCAATACGAGTTCGACTGGGCCACGCCCGACGTTGTTTACATCGCCGAGTATTACAAGGTTGAGGATGTCAACACCACGGTGCGGATATTCCAGAACATCTCTGGCGAAGAGGAGCGCTACACAAGCGACGAGCTAGATGATGAGAAGCTCGAAGAGTTTGCGGCCATTGGAACAATCGAGGTTCGCCAGAAGCGGGTCAAGAAGAGAAGGGTCCACAAATACCTGATGTCTGGTGGCCGCATCCTAGACGACCTTGGATACATCGCAGGCAAGGACATTCCCATCGTCCCGGTCTACGGTAAGAGATGGTTTATCGACAACATCGAGCGCATGATGGGCCACGTTCGTCTCGCAAAAGACGCGCAACGTCTCAAGAATATGCAACTCTCCAAGCTCGGTGAGATCAGCGCTTACTCGAGCATTGAGAAACCGAGTATGACTCCCGAACAGATCGCTGGCCATCAGATCATGTGGTCAGAAGATAACCTTCGGAATTACCCTTACTTGTTAATTAACCCGGTGACAGGCGCAGACGGTTCTTCGCAAATCTCTGGGCCAGTCGCTTATACCCGGTCGGCTGCGATCCCACCATCTCTTGCCGCGCTTCTCCAGGTTACCGAGCAAGACATTCAGGACATTCTCGGCAATGCTGGCCAACAAGATCAAATCGTTAGCAATATATCTGGCAAGGCTGTGGAGCTTATCCAGCAGCGAATGGATATGCAGACCTTCATCTATATGTCGAACATGGCCAAGGCCGTTCGCCGTTCTGGAGAAATATGGCTCTCGATGGCCAAGGATGTCTACGTTGAAGAAGGCCGTCGGATGAAGGGTGTTGGCCTGGCTGGCGAGATGGAAAGCCTCGAGCTGATGAAGCCAACGATCTCCCCTGCTGGCGAGATGGAGCTGGAAAACGACCTTTCGACTGCCGACCTCGATGTCATTGTAGACGTTGGACCGTCTTCCTCGAGTAAGCGCCAGGCGGTGGTCCGATCTATTCTTGGAATGATGCAGATCACTCAAGACCCAGAGACGCTTCAAGTCCTTGGTGCAATGGCGATGATGAACATGGAAGGCGAGGGCATTGCAGAGGTTCGAGATTACTTCCGACAGAAGTTGATCCGCATGGGCGTGGTCAAACCGACACAGGAAGAAGCAGAGGCACTGGCCGCGGAGATGGCGGCGCAGCAGGCGCAGGGCGATCCGAATGCAATCTTCTTGCAGGCCGCAGCCGAAGAGGCGATTGCCAAGGCAGCGAAAGCTCGAGCTGACGTTATCAACACTCTGGCCGATGCAGACTACAAAGCAGCAGGCACAGCAGAGCGCAATGCCAAGACAATCGAAACATTGGCCAAGGTCGATGAAGATGATCAGCGCCTGGCGATTGACTCAGCAAAAGGCATTCAGGAGATTTTAGGGGGAAGGCCAATTGGCTGATCCACGGATGAAGGAGCTGGCGTATCAGGCTCTGCTGATGGAGTTCCAGAACCCTTTGATTGGGTTCGAGGGGATTGAACCGCAGAGACCGCCAGACATCCCGAACCCCAAAGAAAGATTCCAAGCGTCTGTCCCGACAATTACCCCGTTTGAACCCACCATGCGGCAGCGCCTAAGTTCAGGAGCGCAGAGAGGGCTGGAGTTC